TTAAAGCAGAAAATACTGTAGAAGAAGGTAATCTATAATCTTTACTATCAAGTTGTAAAGCATTTTTTATAATTTTAAAACCTTTTTTACATTCTTTTTCCCATTCTACAGCTGTTGTTTTACCAAATTGATATAATACTAATAATTCACCTAAATGTTTTTTACTAGCATAATTATTAAGACAAGAAAAAGCAATTATAGTATTTTCTTTATCTTCAGAAAGTAACATATCTAATATGTTTTTAATTTCTTGTTTGTTTAAAATCATAATTTTAATATTACTAAATAATTTGCATAAGCATCTTCATATGTTTTGGCCCAGATTCTGTAACCATCAATAACAAATAGTTGTTTTTCCATCAGTCTTCTATTTTAAAAGTTTTAATCATAAGTTCTTTGTCAGTTTTAAATAACTCTACAGCTTTTAAAAATCCAGCTTCATAACCTTCTTTAACTTCTTCATATCTTTCATATTTAGAAATATGATCTCCTTTTTCCATTTTATGTTTTGAGACAGCATATTCATCTGCTAATCCCCAATAATTAATTATTTTTTCCATTAGTCTTCTATTTTAAGTGTTTCAATATAAGGGTTCCCTGTTTCAATAAATAATATTAGTTCTGCTAAAGTTAAATTTCTAGTAAATTTTATGTTACAAATACTAGCTGCTACAATATAATCTTGATTAGCTACATCTAATATTATTTTTAGATATTTATCAGTATTAAATGCTTCAATAAATTCTTCATTACTAAAACTTTTAAGATATTCTTTTTCTACTTTACTTAGTCTTATTACATATGTTAAATCCATCAGTCTTCTATTTTTAAAGTTTTTATTGCCCATTCTTTAGGTTTACCTGATGATATCATATCAACCCATTCTTTAGCAGTAGGAATGTAATTATTACAATCCTCTTTTACATGCTGTTCTCCAACATATCTAGTGTATACAGTTTTACCATCTGAATTTATAAATGAATTACCAAATACTTTTTCACATTCAAATATACCTTCACTATGATGTCTAAACATTCTGTGTTTACTGTGTCCTATCCAAGCCTTAGTTTCATCAAACCAATCATGAATAGGTTGGTAATCAGATAACTGACCACCCCATTTTCTAACTGAGGATTTGCAATGTTGCATTGGATGTGCCATTATTCTATACTTTCTGTAAGTAAATCACTTGTGTGAATATAATTATGAAATTCTGAATATCTAACATTATTTTCTATTACATATTTACCAGAAGGAATTAAAATACATAATGTACCATATCCTCCGTCATTATTCCACCAATCTTCTATATTATCAAGAATTGTAGAATGTGCAAATTCTTCTAATTTTCTAGATAACTCATTATTTAAAACTGATAAATCATTTTTAGAATTTAAATAATCAACATCTTTAATTATTTCAAACATTTCTTCATCAGTATAATCAGCTGCTCTTCCTGTTGTGTAAGTTATTGATTCAATAGAACCATCGTCTCCACCACCTTCATAATATATTCTAATTCCCGTAACACCAAGGTCAGCCAACTGTAATAGAAGGCCAGTCATTTCATTTTCTGTCATATTATTTTGTTTTTTTCTTAAAACTTACTTTTATAAAATACTTTAAAGCATTCCAAAAAGAAGTAGCAATATAAATATCATATAAATAAATAGTTCTAGGAGCTACAATAAATCCTTTGCTTAGTTTTTGTCTTTCTAAAAACCAATTGTCATCTTTATAAATCCAACATAACCAATACTTTTTACTTTTTAATATTACTATACCTTCTACAGGATATTTTTGAGAATCTGCTGGTGGCAAACCTCTATAGTCATAAAATTTTCTCATAATTATTTTGTTTTGTAAAATCTGCCAAGAATATTGGCATTTAAATAATTTTCTTTCTCGAGCACTTCATACTTAAACTGGTGCTTTACTTCTTGATAAGTTAATTCTGTAGAGGAAAAACAAATCAACAAGATCTCTCTTTTAATCATAACTCCTGCTTTGTAAGCTTCTTTTAATTGTTGATTACTACTATAGTAATTTTCAAAATTAGCTTTTTGTTCTTTAGTATATTTCTTTAATCTTTTATCAGTAACTAATGCTAAAGCTTTTTTACCAAGTTTCTTTTTTACATTTGAAAAGAAATTCTTTTTACCAATATAGGCATAAGTATTTCCATTTAATATCACTGACATGTGATAAACAAATCCAATACCATTTTCTGGTATATTTGTTTCAGTAAATTTTTTACCTTGGTAAATCCAACTCATAATGCTTGTTTTAGTAAAGGTAATAATATTCCTCTAACTTTATCAACTCCATGTTTTTCAATAGAATCAGATAAATCTTTTTCCATAGGAAGAACAACATAATTAAAATTATATTTATGTTTATATCTTTCAGCAGCTTTGATACCAGGTTCATCATTATCAAACAATACAATTATAGATTTATAACTTTTATTAAGTTTATTAATTATAGTTTCTGAAATCATAGTATTCTCACTGTCTGGTGCTATACATTCTGCATTAGCTATTTTAAGTTTTTGAAATACCATAAGATCTTTTAAAGAAGAAGTTATAATTAAATAATCTTTTTCATAACTTATTTGATCAAGACCTTGTACATAATTTTGTACTTTAATGAATTTTTTATCAGAATTTTTTGGCATGTAAACTTTATACAAAGAACCATCATTTCTAAAATAACCATAAGTATATGGTCTTTCAAATTTAAATAAAAGTATATTACCATCTATATCTTTTTTTTCCATTGTAAAATATTGCAATGGTGATACATTATAATGCTCAAGTAATTTAGAACCAATTTTAAATCTTGTCCAATATTGTTGATCTATTGTATTCCAATGTCTTATTTCATGGTCAACTACTTTAAATTTATCATGAATTTTAAACTCTCTTTTTTCAAAAAAAGTATTATTAGCAAGAAAGTCTTCATAATCAGAAAGTATTTTATTTACTGCATTAGCTCTAGTTGGCATATTATATAATGCTTTAACTAATTCTATGCTATCTCCTTGAATACCAGATGAAAAATCTTTAAACTTATAATATCCTGAAATTGTATCTGTATAAATACACATTGAAGGTACTTTATCTTTTGAATTAAAAGCAGATAATATTTTAACATCTTGTCCTGTGAGTTTTTCTTTTAAGTTAAGATAATTTTCAAAAACCCATTCTCTTGGTACATCACTTAAATCTGAAATTATGTGTTTAGTTGAAATCATAATATAAATTTTAACAATAAAAAAGAGGAACCATTTCTGATTCCTCTTATAACTAAATTTTATTTAGTCTAAATTGAAATCAGAACTTGATTTTGTAATTGTAGAAAAATCATCATCATCACCAAATTTCTTTACTTCAGTAACTTCTAGTTTTTTAAGATATTTTGCTTCATCATAAACTAAAACTTTACCTTCTTCAATTTCACCATAAGCATATTTACCTTTTTCTGATTTAGCTAAATACATATCATAATTAATATAACCAGACTTGTTTAAATATTCTTTACCAGCTACACAAAATTCTAAATACTTATCTTGAAAAAGACCTGCTTTGTTAAAAGCATTTACAAAATCTTCAATAGTACTATGTTTATCATTTTCTCCTACAAACCATTCATTAAAACCAAAAGTTTTAGATAAATTTTGTAAGAAAATTAATATTGATCTGTCTCTTTGAATTTTAATTCCAGATTTAGTTTCACCATCTGCAAATGCATATTGACTAGCTTTTACTCTACCAATTTGACCTTCATAGTGTCCTTTTGATTCATCATCTTTATCAATCATAAATCCTTCAAAACCTGCAATAGGTTCTGTTTCAACATGTAATATTAAATGATAAGCACCATCAATAAATCTAAAATCTTCTAACTCAAGACTATTAATTTTTAATACATGATTACCTGGTGCAATTGTTTTTGCTCCTCCTGAGCCTGTGCCCAAGTCTGTTGTACTTAATCCCATTTTTATTTTTTTTTATTTGTTACACATATATTTTATCCCAGTGAAAAATAATTTCACCTTTGTCATTCATTTCAGAAACTACTATCTCTTCATTTCTTAGGTGTTCTGGTCTTGCACCACAAGTTACTTCTTCACTAGTTTTAAAAGATAAAATTGTTTTATTACCTTTTCTAAACATATATCCTATTGCATCAGCATTAGCACATATTAAGGATTTAATTTTACCAGTTAAATCTATGTTAGCTGCCATTACCATTTCACCTTTATCATCTACTTGTTTGTCTTTAATGTGACCAGATAAAATAATATGGGGTGCTAAGGTATCAATAAAATCTAAAACTTGAAAAAAAGCTTGTCTTAAATATAAATATCCTGCACCATTAGGTAAACTTAATACATTGTCTCCATCATAATTTTTACCCATAGATGTTTCTTTGTATAATTTTATTGCCAAAGGCATTACCATATCTTCTAATGCAGTTACTGTATCTATAGTAAGATACTTATATGGACTATTTGCTTCTTTAATTGCTTTACCAGCATCTAGAAGTTCCTTAAGACTTGAAATTTTAATTTTCATAGCCTCTACATAATCAGAACCATTTTCTAAATCCATTAATAAATTATCTTCTAGGCCAGAAAAAGCAGTTGTTTTTCCTGTTTTAGGTTTAGAATAAATAATTAATCTTTTAGGATTAAATCTTGTTGGTTTTTCTTTTTTTGTTGGAAGTACTATACTCATCTTACTTTAGTTTTTGTGCTAATTTTTCAAAATCTGTTGCAATTCTTAATAAAATATCAGAAGTAGATTCTTCATTAGAATGAAATACTTCTTTATCATTTTTAAGAGCATACTTTTCTTCAAAATCTGGAAATATACTTAATGTTGTTTGTAATTTTGGTAAAGATTCTTCTTTTTGAATTTCTTGTTCTTTTCTTTTTTCAAACAAACCATAAGTAATTTCATTACCGTCAGATAATATCACAGTTAATTCAGATAAAGGAATTATAAAAGCTTGATAAGGTTCTCCTTTAGAGTTATTACCTTCTTTTATTTCATACTCTTCTAAAAAATAAGGATTATATTTAAATTTAAATAAATCTCTGTTAGAATTATTTGGAACAATATTAATTTCTCTATTGTTTTCATCTCTATCAATTTCAATAAATTCAATAAAAATATCTTCTCCTCTTTTCAATTCACTTTCAAATAGTTGTAATTGTTTACCATACTTTCCTTTTTGGAAAAATGCAGTTTTTACAACAAAAAAAGGATCATTTATTTTGAGTTTATTAAACTTATCAAGATGATAAGTAAAGAACTCTCTTTCTTTTTCTTTTCTGTTATACATAAATTAATTTTTAAATTATTATTTTTTTTGTAGCTTGAGCAGGAGTTGCTATTTCAACAATTCTCATAGTAGTTCTATCAAGTTTAAAAAAACTTAATCTTGTAGTACCATTTCTAGACTTAAGAAAGTGAAATACTAATGTATCTTCATCAGCTATAATAAACCTCTCGGGACCATATTGTCTTATTTTTCTTATAGACGGTTTATTTATACCTAAAACTACATCAGCATGTTGCAACAATGCATCTGCACCAAACAAATCAGAATCTAACACATAATTTCCATATTCACCATCACGGGCTCTATCAGCATTATCAATATTTCTATTTAACTGACTAAGAACAACAAAAGCAATTGGATATTTTTTTTTCATCATAGTTAGGCCTTCACCTAATGCATATAACATTTCAAATTTATCTTTTTGACCTTTGCCAACTCTAAATAAAGCTGAGTGATCTATAGACACAAGCATATTAGGATATGTACCATCTTCTGCTTTGTATTTTTCCATTTCATAATGAATAGTAGAACACATTTCATCAACTGTACAAGCATCATAAACTACATTTATAAAATCTTTATCTTCATATTTATCATAATAATTAATACATTTTTGATAAATTGCTTTGTCTACTGGTGTTCCTTTACTCATTAATGTGTTGTAATCATACCCTGTATTCAGACTCAATTTTCTTATACCGTTGGTTTCATCCAACATTTCAAACTGAAACTTTAAAACTCTAAATTTTTGGTCAGCATTGTTATCTATAACATCACTAATTAACTGTTCCATAAATAAAGTTTTACCTGTTCCAGGTCTAGCACCAACTACGGTGATAGTTCTCCATTCTAATCCATCACAAAAAGCATCATTAAATTTTGGCCATGCACTCTTAAGTGATTTAATATCACCATTTCTTCTAGCTTTCATTTTTAGAATAGCTTTTTTTAAAGAGTCTCTTTCACTTACAGGCACTAAAGGCCTTGCACCATTAAATAATTCTGCCATCTTAATCTAGATTAGGTCTAATTTGAATCTTTGCTATATTATATAGCGAATGCATAACTGTAATAATTAACTCTATAAAAATATAGTTAAATACACTTATATTAATAACTAATAAATCAATCAACATAAAAGCAATCACACTTCCCACTATAGCAATCATAAATAATTTTGTTTTTTTACTCATACTATTCTTTCTTTAAAATATACTTGTTCCTCATCAGAACCGTTTATTATTATATCACAATAATTTGCTAAATCAGACTCATATGTTTTATCAATTCCTTGTTTTCTTATAAAATATTGTGCAGTTCTCATAAATTCATAATTTCTTATGCTAAATTCATCAACATATTTTTCTGTAGCTGCAATAACAATATTCCAATCATAATTGTAATTTTCAAAGAACCATCTAAATGCAACTTCAAGGTTTTTTGGATTAACTCTTGCATATTTGCCTGAAGACAGTTTTTTATTAGGAAATGTTTCAACATATTCCTGTATTTTATTTATAAAATCAATTCCCAATAAGTTTTGTGAGGTTTTCTTTTTGCTACTTTTAAAGTAACTATTTATTCCTGTAACAAATATAATACTTTTATTTGTTAAAGTCAAATCTTTATTTAACCAATTTTCACTAATTAATTTTTTTGTTTCTAATTCTGCATTAACATAAGAATTTGGTATAATATTTTCTTTTATACAATTTAAAACATAAAAAGAATTAGGTGTTATTTTATTTTCTGCTAGTTTAATAAATATTTCTATCATTGTT